CCATTGAATAACGGGCTCAGCCCATGCTGGTCTATTCTCTTTCTTCCAAAATCTCCAAGACTGTTTAGTCTGAGTAGTGTCCACATCATCAGGAACATTGCGAATTCGATTTTTCTTATCTCGATAAGTTTTCATTCTCTTCGCCACATTCTGCTGTATTTCTTCTTTCAAAGCTCCAACTTTTTGGTTATCATCATTCGATTGTTCATCATCCTCAGTTGTTGCTTTTCCAGGAGTGACTTTATCTTCGTCAACTCTATCTTTGCCTTTATCGCTAGGAGACGCCTTCTCCTCCTTTGATAGTTTAGACTTCTCAGCCTTCTCACCATCAAGGTCCCAGGCGATGTTAACCCACTGTCTAAAAACAAGTTTGAACTGGGTATAATCTTGCATGTCACTATAACATGTAAGATAAGTATAACGATACACGTTACATACTTCATGGGAGCAATTTTTCTTAAAGCAAAGTGATTCAGCAATATATTCTTCACACTCATGTTTTTCATGGTTCTTACCATGATTCCAAACACACAAAAATTGGAAGAATTGCTTGTCAGTCATATCAAAATCATCAAGTTCCAACACTTGTTTGACATGCTCGTCTAAGTAATTTCGTAAAATTTTCTTAGCTCTTAGTGTTGACAATTTATCAGGAGTAACCAACTCACTAGCATAAACAGTATCTGTAACATTTCTGTTACGAGTTTCATTATTCAAAAAGTCACACATGCGTTTGGCAGCATCTTCAATATCTTTTGCACAATCGTCACAATCACACACCGGTCAATGACGAATGCCAAATAAATCACGACAGAAGCGCATACCATCAGATATAAGACGCATCAAATCATCAGCATGAGAAGCTGCATAAATCGCGTCTTTTGTTTCTCTAGAAATTGACCCTTTCCAGAGATAACCTATAATTGCGACTCCACCTAATGCACCAAGTATCCAGCGCATACCAGAGTCTCTCTTTTCAAATCGACCACCTTGTGGTTCAAGAATTATAGGTTGATAGGATTTCCCAAACAGTTGAGTAAATAAAGAAATCCCAGACAATAAAGCACCTAAACTAGTAGCTATCACACTACCAATTTGAGCATAAGCAATTGTCTTAGCATTACCAGTCAATGCAATGCGGGTTGCAGTCACTTCCCCCTTTATAAACAGAAGGAAGTTACACAATACAAATGTAAAGGCAAGTATGCACAAAGCACACACAACCAGTAAAAATGCACGGGATAAGTCTGAATTATTTTCCAAAATAACAGTATTATCACACGTTGTTGCTCCTATTAACAGAGCAAAGGATAAAATATACAAGATTAAAGATGAGAGATTCGATTTTTCCATAACATTTTATATTGCATTAATGAGCGAGTAAGGTCCCTAAGCCTCTTTTATTGGTATTCAACATGCTCGCTCAAGAGGGGCTCGCAAGTGTCTTTATATATACACACTCACTTCCAAAATCAACTTACTGTCAGAGTAAGAGGATATGACGCTCAAAACTTAGCAAAAGCACAAGCAGTACTAACTCCGTTTATAGTACCAGTCTCATTAGCCGGATCAAGGGCTTGAGCGCGCTTCAACCAAACATCGGGGAGTTCTTCCCTTAGTTATTCTGTTAAGCAGATGCTTGGCACGACTCAGCTAAGCGAGGTAACTGTCATATCATTATTTCCAATCAGTTCATCGATTGCCAAACCCGAATTAACGGGAAAAATTGCAGTCACGTTTTCCTGAAGCAATTTTTAAAAGTAAACGCATT